GAAACAATGTTGCGTGAAAAGAATATTAAATTCACACGCAAGACTTCCCTTAAAGAATTGGAGTCTACAGCTAACGCTCAAGATGATCAGAAGGTGGCCCAACTAGCAGCACAAAAGGCCGATAAAGAAAAACAAAAGGCTCAAGTGGATGGAGAGATTGCTAAGCTAAAGCAACAAATTGACGCGATTGAGAAAAAATAATGAGACCACAACTACTTTGCACATTCACATATATTGACAAACTGCCATACTGCATTGGCGAAATCTACAAAACATATACAGTAGAGGCTGTGTCAAATGTCAAGTGTTATTCCTATGTGGAGGAGTCTAACAACGTTGTATGCATATATAATGTTGAAGGAAGTACAAAGAGAATGAAGGACACAATTTCAATCAACAGAAAAAAAGAATCAAATACATTATACAGTATAAATGCTCTTAATGCACTAATCCGAACTCTTAACAACGGAGTTCTAGATAAGTCTTTCAGAGTGGACTGGTCTCACTACCAGGATATGCTTTTGCTATCAGACAGTGAATATAATTGCAGAGCAATAAAAATAGAAGAGCTTTCGCGTTAAGCGTTGCCAAAAGAGAAAAAAAGTAGTATAGTTAAGTAAGGCCAGTAAATAAGAGGAAAGGTTCCTCAGTAAGGTCAGTAATAAACAAATAAATAAATAACAGTATGGCAATCAATTTAGATGCGATCAAAGCGAAGTTGCAACAAATGCAACAATCAACGGGAGGTGGAACCAAGTCAAGCGACTTCATGTGGAAACCACCAGTAGGAAAATCTCAAGTACGTATCGTACCCTACGCATTCGACAAAAACAATCCTTTCTTAGAATTGTACTTCCATTACGAAATTGGAAAACGCACAATGGTATCTCCGATCTCTTTCGGACGTCCTGATCCAGTAGTAGAGTTTGCAGAGAAATTAAAAAAGTCTGGAGACAAAGATGACTGGAAATTAGGAAAGAAAATCGAGCCTAAGTTCCGTGTGTATGCTCCAGTAATCGTACGTGGTGCAGAACACGAAGGTGTTAAGTTTTGGTCTTTTGGAAAACAAATTTACACAGAGTTGTTATCTGTAATTGCAGATCCTGACTACGGTGATATTACAGACTTGATGAATGGTCGTGATGTAACTGTAGAGCACATCGCAGCAGAGAAAGAGGGAGCATTCCCATCATTCACAGTACGTGTTAAACCAAACACTACTCCAGCTACAACTGAGAAGGACATCGCTGAGATGATCGTATCAAACCAAAAAGAAATCACTGAGTTGTTCACTGAACCAACTTATGAAGAGATGACTGAGGTTTTAGCTAAATGGTTAGATCCAAATGCAGAAGCTGACGCTCAAGGTACAAAGCCAGCAGTGAAACCTATCTCAGGAGCTACAACAGCTACTAGCACAGACGACATTTCATCAGCATTCGATTCATTATTTAATTCATAGAAAGTATGGCAAAGTCTACGAAGACACCCGATGAGATCTCGGGAAGGGACGAACTGGCTTCAATCTTAGCGGATAGTCTCAACAAAAAATTTAAGGACTTCAAGGCTGCGCACTTCTTGACAGGAGAGGAAGATACTCCAACAGATTTAACAGAGTGGGTCGGAACTGGCTCCTCTCTGTTAGACCTGGCAATCTCAAACAGACCAGACGGAGGTTTTCCAGTAGGTCGTATTGTTGAGTTGCAAGGAATGGAGGCATCAGGAAAGAGTTTGATCGTAGCTCACACATTAGCAAATACTCAGAAGAAAGGTGGACTTGCAGTTTACATTGATACTGAGAATGCATTAAGTGAGGAGTTCTTGAGAGCTGTAGGAGTTGATGTAGCGAGTATGCTTTATGTTCCTTTAGAAACTATTGAGGATGCATTCGAAGCTGTAGAGAGTATTATCGAAACAGTTCGTAAGAGTTCAAAAGATAGATTGGTTACAATTGCACTAGACTCTGTTTCAGCAGCTACTACGAAAGTAGAACAAGATGCTGACTATGAGAAGGATGGTTGGGCAACTACAAAAGCTATCTTGATGTCAAAAGCGATGCGTAAGATTACAAACATTATTGCAAAACAGAGAGTACTTCTTTTATGTACATCTCAGTTGCGTGAGAAGATGGGAGTAATGTTCGGAGACAAGTATACAACATCAGGAGGTAAAGCTTTAGGTTTCCATGCAAGCTGTCGTATTAGATTGAAAGGAGTTGGTAAATTGAAAAGTGGATCAGGTAAGACTGAACAGATTATTGGAGTACAAACAGAAGCTCAAGTAATCAAGAATCGTATGGGTCCACCATTCAAGAAAGCAACATTTGACATCTACTTCAACTCAGGAATCGATGACTACAATAGTTGGTTGACGATGATGAAAGACTATGGTATTGTTAAAGCTTCAGGAGCTTGGTATACGATAGTTAACGAGCAAACTGGAGAAGAGGTTAAATTCCAATCTAAGGAGTGGAGAGGAATGCTAGATGCAGACCCAGAATTAAAACAATACTGTTACAACAAAGTCTGTGACATCTACGTTATGAAATACAAAGATCAAAACAATATTGATCCAGATGACGTTTCTGTAGATGAAGGAGAGTTAGAAGATTAAGGTTATGAACAAAAAGTATCTAGCATACTTTAATGAAGTCAAACTTAGAGGTGAAGAGGCAGTCAACAACGATACAAAGAATTCTCGCGTATTAGTTGTTGACGGTCTCAACACATTCATTAGAGCATATGCAGCAAGTCCAACGAC